ATATAAACTATCTTAGTGCGATTAAGATACTAACTTTTAAAAAGAACTGTTTACAAATATAATATATTAATTCCGAATAAAAAAATTTATTTTAATAAAAATTAAAAATAATATATTCAAATCCTTTCGTTATTTTGGTTTTCCTAACAAATAACTCAGTAATATTTTTATCGTTAAAATCATATTTCTTTTGTAAACAATCAATAAAGCACTTTAAACCATTGTCAATATCACTAGCTGCAGAACTAAAACCAAACTCAATTTTTAAACGTATATTGTTTTCTGGTATCATATCAATTTCAGGCAATAAAACAAGCATTTTTTTAATATAGTCATCATATTTTTTAGTTCTAAAACGTCTTCCTTTGTAGGCTTCATTTACCGATAATGCTTTAATATGTAATTTCATTTTATCAACCCCCCAATTATCAATCCCCCAAACAAACCAGCAACCGCTATTTTTCTAGTACGTTTTAATTTTCTTTGCAAAGTACCGATTGCCAAACTATCCTCAATATGCCTTAAATCTTGCATATTTGCCCTCTCTTGCATTATTCCTGTTAATTCGCTATAACTTATTAATTGCGTTTCTTGACGTGTTATAATGCCGTTGTTGAAACTATCCAAAACCATACACTCATGATTCAATTCCTCCAAATAATAGATGCAAGTGTCGGGAGCAGTTTGGTAAATAGTATCGTATTTAGTTTTATACCTTGTTACAATTTTAGGCTTCAGCTTCATTAAAGAGTCAATTATAAGGCTATCCTTATTGATGTTTATTTTAATACTATCAATTTTTTTATCTAGTACGCTAGGAGGTAATGGTTTCGGCTTCGGTTTATTTTTGCAAGTTATTAATAAGGCTAAACATGCCAGTGATATAATAGCAGTTGGTAATACTATTTTGTATGCCAGCTCTCTAATAATTTGTTTTTCGTCTTGATTCATAATTTCTCGATTTCGTTTTTGACTTCAATCCAATATTGCATAGTTGAATGTATATCGGTATTAAAAGGATTAGAGTGTGGGTTACTATTAATTATCTCGGTAACTGCTATTAAAGAGTGTTTCTTTGCTAAAATAGATATTATAACCTCTTCGCTTAAATCATGATTAATCTCTAAAATAGATACATAATATTTATTAAATAGTTGTGTGGCTTTCTCTTTTGGAGTCATTTAAAATAATTTTTTAGTAAATTTAGTAAATTAATATTGATTTTAACTGTATCATATTTATTGGTTGAAGGATTGTGCTTAATCACTTCGCCACCCTGTTTAATTAATCTTTTAACGTTGCACAACCGACAATTAACCGCCCTACCTTTATCACTTTTTAATTGATATTTTCGGGGGTTAATTTTAAACCAAATCAATGGCTTTAATCGGTTGCATGAAAAACAGCGTTTAATCATTTTCATTCAAATAATTTAACAATGATTTCTTTTGATGCTTTAAATTTTCCAAACGTTCGTTTTGGTATTTAATTTTAAAATTTAACTGCTCAATATCTTCTTCTATTGACATAATTGTTTTTTCTAATATCTCTAATTCTTCCATAATTAAAATAGTTTAGTTTGGTTAATATGATTGTTTATTCTTTGCATTGCTTTGTCGTAATAATCTCGGTCAAGTTCACAGGCCGTCAAGTCAAAATTATAATCGTGGCACGCTATTGCTATTGAGCCACTACCTAAATGGGTGTCAAGTATTTTATCGTTTGGTTTTGCGTATTTGTCAAGTAGCCATTTGTATAATTTAGTTGGTTTTTGAGTTGGGTGAAAAACTTTATCTATTCCTTTTGCCATAAATCCTTTATCTAATCCGTGACACCTTGAAAAAGTTTTAATACTTACATCAAAAGAAGTCCATATTAATTCATTATTAACACTACTCATTCCTTCTCCTTGTTTGTCCCAAACTATCCAACCTCTACTTACTGGCAATTTTTCAGCAAAATAATTGCCACCACAAACAATTTGATTTTTAGAAACTCTTAATAATTCACTCCAATAATTATTTTCAGGTCTAAATTTATCCCATCTTTTTTCATTATATAATTGTGCAAATTTATTGCCTTTATTTAAACTACTAACAGTACTAATTTTACTATCAATCCCATAAGGCGGGTCAACAATAGCTAGGTCGAAGTGTTTATCTTCATACCTAGCCATTAATTGCATATTATCTTCGTTTGTTATGTTTAGCATATTAACGAATTTGTAAATTTTTATTATAACTAATTGTCGCCCCTGTTACTAAAACACCGCTTTTAATAGCATCCTTAATAGCTTTTTTATCAGGACTTGTTACTGTCTTGGTAACTATAAAACAAGCATCTAACTGGCTTTCATTTGTTATTTCAACGCTTTCACTATTCCTAAATGATAGCTTAATTAATGGAGTTTCTATTTTTTCAACTTCGTACAAATTCATAGCGTTGCTAATTGTATCTTTTAATCGTTCCGCTAAGTTAGTACGTACTTTCTTAAGTTGTTGCAACCTTTTTAATTCAGCATCAATTTGCTCACAGTCGCTATCTAGTTGTTTTATAACGTATGAATAGTCGACCGCTTTGCTTTGTAGCTGCTCTTTATTGATTTGTAAAGCTGTTTCAATTTCGGGAGTGATTTCTCCGTCTAATTCAATTATTTGATTTATTAATAATTGGTATTCGTTTTGGATTAAAAAAATATTCATGGCTATTTAGTTTTAAATGGTGGGTTTCCGATTATTACTTTGTTTATTTCTGCTATTACATTTTCAGGAGTGTAATAGGTTCCGTCTAAATTTAGATCGTGTATTATTTTTAATAGGTAATGCATAGCTATTTAGTTTTAAGTTCGTTTTTAATGATTTCTAATTGTGATGTCATAGCACCGATTAACTGAGCCATAGGTAAATGCATGGCTTCAATATCTAGTTTCATTAATTCAATCCACTTTTTATTATTGTCAATCTCATATTGCTCTATTTTTTCTATTAAGTTTTCCATTATTTTAAAGTTAATTTTAATTTATTTGCTAATTCAACAACCTCATTAAATCTTTGCTCAATCGGTGTTAATGCTTTGTATTTAGTTTGTAAATCTGCTAATGAAGTTGCAGTAATTATTTTAGCCTTTGCACTTTCAACTTGTTCGTTTAAGTTAATCGGTGCAGTCGTTTTTCTTTTGTCATTATCAATATCGTCTTCATCGGTTGCAATGTGAAAATACTTTAATAAAAAATAGCGTTCAGCATACGTTAAAGCACTTCCTAAACCTTTTTCCCAATCGTTCTGGCCATTAGCACCAAATGAGTTAACATCTTTGTCACCAGTCGCACAATCAATCCAAGTAAATTGCATCATAACTTTTGATAGTATCTCGGACTTACTTCCTTTTGCAGTTAAATAGTCTTGTCTTGTATTTTCAATACTAACAACTTCCTGTTTTAAAATCAAACCTAACTGATTCATTAAAGGCTTTATTTCGCCTAATACTTTGTCGCCAGTTACATATTTATATTGATATGTACTTTTGTCTTTACCTAATCCGTTTATCTTAGTTTGGATATGTAGTAATTTTTGATATAAATTTAATTTTTCCATGTTATAAATAATTAATTGTTTTTGAATGAATTTCTGCTAACTCGCTTTGTATGTCACAAATAAAACCGCTGATTGTATCGGCTTCGTAAATGTTAATACTATTTTCATGATACGTGTTATCAATATTCCATTTACTGCTTAATGCAATTTTGCAAGTAAATTTTATTTGAATGTAATTAGATTTTTCAATTAACGTAAATGTCAATTCTTTATCGGCTTCAATCCTACCGTTTTCAATCTCATACATTTCGTAAGTTGCATCTAATATGCCGCTAATATATTCCTTATTAATTTTCATAGCATAGTTGTTTTAAATGGTTAGTAACTTTTTGAAATGCATCGTAAAATTCGCCTGAACTTATTTTGATTGAATCATCTAAATAAATTTTTGAAGTTACGCTAATGGTTGGTAATAGTTCAAAGTCATAAACTACAACCGAACGCTGGCCAATTACTTTGTAGTAACACTGGTCTTTTTTGTAATATTTCATAATAAAAAAAGCCTTTAAAAACTAGGAGGGACTAGCTTATAAAGGCAATTTTAATAGTTATGCTTATTTGGTGGATTCCCTCAAATCCTAAGCGTGGACAAATATAATAATTATTTCTTAGAATGGCAAATCATTTTCAATATTATTTATTTTAACATTCGGCTCAGTAGTCGTTGGCTTTACAAA